TTGCCGCGGCCGCCCGAGCGCACCATCTCACCCATCGTGCTTGGGTGAGATTTGGTGTACGCCAGCATCGCGTCCTGGGCCTGGAGAAGGATCTTCTCTCGCGCCGCTGCCGGCGCCGCGTGAAACTTTTTTACGAAGGGGTTTAGAAGTTCATTCCGCTTGTGGTCGGGGGCAATGTCGTCCAGACCGACGGAAATACCCTCCAGCGTAGCGACCTCATCCCCGACGCGCTTGAGAGCGGAGACAGACTCTGCGTAGTGCTCGGGGTGAGTTTTTGCTAGCTCGACGAGGGTCTCGTGAATCTTGCCCTTGGTGAACACACCCCGCCCTTGGTACTGCGAGGGCAGCGCCGCGTCGACGAGGTGCTCTCCGAGCGTCTTCGCCACAGGGCTAGTACATGCCGCGCTGGGCCATCATAGCTTTGCGCATTTTTTCTTCCGCGGAGTCTCCGCTGAGCGCGTAGGCCCCCGCGCCGAGTGCCGCAAGCCCACCGAGGCCCGCTAGAGATGGAGTAAGCCCTCGCAGGCTATCCCCCATAGCGCCAGCGCCGATTGTGCGCTGCATTTTACGGCCGGCCGCGGTGCCCTCGGTGCCGCCAAAGCTGCCTAGGTAGCTCTTAAGGCCACCGCCGAAAGTCTTTGCGTGCTCCCATTGGTCCCCGAGGAAGTTTTGGACGTGGCCTAGCCCGCCGACGCCTGCATTGGCGGCTCGCGTGGCCGCACTCTGAACGGCGTCAGGCACAGGAGCTTTCGGCTTGGAGGGCATAGAGACGCCCGGCCGTGCGCTAACCACTCGCCGTCCCGCCACCTTGAAGGTAGCGCAAGCGTCGGCAAACCCCTGAGCTGCAATCTTGTCTAGCATCACCACACCTGTCCAACGGCTGTGTTTTGTCCCATGTCACTACCACGATTAGCAGTGTCTCCGCCCGAGAGATTCGACGGCGCTCCCCACTGAACGTTGCGGTCGAGGGGATCCTTGGTTGCGTCGGGCTTCTTCGACCCCTTCGGGTCTTCCAGTTCTTGGATGGCCGCGGTGAGCCGCTCGATGGGGTCGTCCTCGTGGCTCTGTGGCTCGAGCGGCTGAGTAAACTCGTCAGCCCGCTTTGAGCGGTCCGCGTTGCGCCATGCGGCGTCCCACCCGTGAAACTGTCGGTGGGGGATCTTGAGACGGATCTCCTCGCCGGCTAGCTTGAAACGGGACAACGCCATGGCGATCCCTGCGTCGAAGGCGCGCTTAACCGTTTTCTCCGGGTGCTTTTTCTCGGGCAACTTCTTGCCCTTGGGCGTCGCGGCTTCGAACTCGGCAGCCAGCTCCGGGTGTCGAGCGTACATAAATCTGCGCTGCGCTTGTGACTTGAAGGGCATGGCGACCTTGTAATTATAGCTTATTTAGCGATCTCAACCCTGTCGGAGAGGGTGATTTCTCCGCGGTGGTACGCCGCCAGCGCCTCTGCTTGGTTCTTGAACTTGTGAACCTTGTCGGACTTGGCCGCTTGCGTGGCGCGGTGAAGGCCGATGACAGACTCCATGTCTGGCGCGATGTTGAGGACCCCTGGCTTACGGTCGCTGAAGATCAGGTTGGACAGCGTCATCTTCTTGACGTCGGAGATCCCAGCCGCCGTGACCGGTGCGTGGATCTGTACCGCGTCGCCGTCGTAGTCGGCGTTGAGGCCTTTCTCCGCGAACGGGTTGAGAAGCAGCGTCTTGCCGCTAACCAGCTTCGGGTAGGCTCCGATGACGTTGAAGCGGTGGAGGCTAGGGGCGCGGTTGACGATCACAGGGCGTTCGCGGCTCTCGTTGAGCAGCTCCTCCTTGGCGAGGTGATGCTTCTCGTCCACCATCTTCTGTGCCTCGAGCGCAGGGTAGCCCCGCTTCACCAGCCGCCCGACCAGGAACTTTCCGTACATGCCCCAGAGCATGTCCTCGGGTACGCCGATCTCGTCCATCGACAGCGTGGGGTCGGGCGCGATGGTGGCGCGGCCACTCACGTCCTGTTGCCGCTTCATGAGCTTCCCTTGGAAGAAGCCATTTCCAGGACGAGTGCCGGTGATGAAGTTCAGGTACCCCTTCGCCTGTCGTTTCTGCGCGGCCGCGCTCACTGGCTCGTGGGTGCCGAATACGGCCCCGACGGCGGTGTACAGGTGCTCGCGGGCTGCGTGAACATCGGGCCCGGGCAGAACGTCTTTCACCTCTCCGAGCTTCTTGTTGGCCAGGAACGCGTCTTTGTAGAGCAGGTTGGCGTCGTTGACCTGCAGGCGCCCGTCCTGCAGAGGAAGAACTGGCCGGAGCACCGGCGGCGTGACGGGCACCTTGCTGAGGACGTATGCGTCCGCGGGCTTGATTCCGTTGGCTTGCAGCGAGGTAAGGTACTTCAGCTGCTTGACCGCATCGTCGAGCTTGGGGCCCTTTAGCTTCGCAGTGGCGGCTCGAAGCTCTTGTGCCTTTTTCTCCAAGTCAATTTTCCCCAGCTCTCGACGGAAATAATCGCCGCCGTGCTGGTTGTGCAGGTCCCGGAACGCCTTCTGGGTGAGTCCAAGGAGTCGCCGCACCGGCTCCTCGAACACTGGATTCACGATCGGCTCGTGAAGTGCCACGTGAGACCACTTGGTCCCGGAGGTACCTCCCGTCGTAGCCGGGTCGAACAGTCCGCCATGCTCGGGGGCCAGGTCCTTAGCCCGTATCATCTTGTTACCGTCCTTGAGCGCCCCTGCCGACATCTTGGTGATGTCGTTATCCGTCAGCGGGCCCAGGGTCAGCTTCGTTCCGGCCTTGGAGACGTTGATTCCTGCTCCTTGGAGCATGTTGAGGAATTTGTCATAGGCGAACGTTGTCTTCGGGGCGGGAGTCGGGAGTCCGAGCTGCACCGCGCGCCAGAACTCGTCGTTCCGCTGACTCTTGATCGTCGCAGCTTCACGGAGCACGTTGCGGGCGTTGTGGGCGACCAGGCCGTCGAACTCCATCTTGCCAATGGCCTTTGCGCCGTCGGCACCGCCTCGAGACGGTTGCTCGTTGAAGTCATACCGCTCGGCGCCGTGTGACGACCAGTTTGAATCGGTCGTCTTGAACAGCTTGAGGAAGTAAGGGCGTCCGACGAAGACCCCCGGGATCGACTTTCCGGTGATGGGGTCAAACACGGTCTCTTTGTCTTTCAAGCCGTGCTTCTTCAGCTGCTCTTTCGCGAAGGTGACGTTGTTGTGGTCGGCGAAATTGTCGACGACGATGGGCTTGCCCGTGTGATGAGCGACCTTTCCCAGTGCAGCCTCAATGATCTGGCTCGGATTGATACGCGAGACGACACCAGCAGACGTGAGGATTACGTCGATAGGCTTCTTGTTCTCGTCGTGGACCATCTGGTGGTCCGGCACGATCTTGGCGATGACGCCCTTGTTGCCGTGACGCCCGGTTAGCTTGTCGCCGATCCCCATCGGCTCGTGGGTCTTGATCGTCACCGCGATTCGGCCTGGAGTCTTTACGACGTCAATCACCTCTCCCGGGTGGCTATGCGTCCATTTTTGGGCTTCGTCTCGGTAGGGCTTCACGAGGCTCTTTGAGAGTTTTCCGAGCAGAGCCGCGTTACCGGAGACTTGGTTCTCGCGGAGGGCAGCGATCAGCGGGTCACCGGGCTGCACAATTGTGCCGGGCTTGACTACGCCGTCTTCGTCGAGAGCGGAGTACTGCTGGGCGGTGTACTGATTGCCGTAGTAAGCGCGGTGCTTCTCTTTTCCTGCCGACACGTTGGCGTCGAGCGGCAGCACATGCTTATACATGTGCTCGGATACGAGCTTGTTGGCGGCGCTCTGAGAGATGACGATGCCGTCGTTCGTGTTCAGGCCGCGGTATGGCATGTAGGCGACAGACAGGTTTGTCCCCAGCGCTAGCGTGTCGTTCTTTGAGAAGTTGGACTCGGCCAGGGGTTGATTGGCTGCGACACGATCCCCCGCCTTCACCTTGAGGTTGTTGTGAAGGTACGTCTTGGCTGCGAGAGGGAAGTGGGTGTCGTAGTGCAACTTGATGAGGCCGTCGTCGCCGCCCAGCTTCAGGAAGTCGTTGTAGACTTCCTCATCTTCGTCGGACTCTTCTGCGTGCTTTCGTGCATCCGGCTTTAGGTAGATGTAGTCCTGGTCGATCTTGGCGATAGTGCCGGCGACCGGTGCTGTCGGCACGATCATCCGCATGGTCATCTGCTCCATCGAGACCCCTGGGCGCGGGGACCCGACTTGCACCAGCGGCGGCTCACGATGCACCAGTGAGAGCGCCTGGCTTTGGTGCTTGGACGCCATGAGGGATCGGTTCCCCTGCATGCTGCTCAGGAACGGGACGAGGTTGGTGGTGGGTCCGTAGAGATCGGTAACGTGACGGACCTGGTGTGTGACCGCGGAAGACGGCACGCGAACCACTTCACCGCTCTTCAGGGCATCGACCATCTTTCCCGGCCCGAGCGTTTCGTTGGGGAACGCGATCACCGCGTTCATGGAGGCGCTGGGCTTCAGGTAGACGGTCTTCCCGGTCTTCACGTCGCGAAGGGCGTTGTACAGGTTGCCTTTGTCGTCGCGTTGAGTTGTTAGCGCGGTGCGAAGGTCAATACCCGCCTTGAAGCTTTCAGGGGTTCTTACGGGATCCAGCACGCCAAAGTGCGTTCCGTGGAGGTTTCGCGCCTCAAGTGGAATCGCGCGCTCGGATGCGATTGCACCTTCCCCGAGCGAAGTAACTCGGACTGCCTGGTCAATCAACTCGGCGGGGTTGATTTGAGTCGGGATCGCGGAGAGTGACGAGTTCGTCAAAAAGAAGTTGATAGACCTAGTGAACAAGCCGGCCGGGATCGCCTTCTTTGCTTTTCCGCCAGTAGCATCCAGCTTCAACCCCAGCTTCGGCCGCAACATGCGCGCATCGAGCGCGATGCGCTCCTTGAGGAAGTCGTCCACTGAGTGGAACGTCTTGTACTCGAGGGAATCTCGGTCGTCGGTGTCTTGCGCGGCCCGATTCACGTCGAGAAGCTTGCCGGATGCCGACAGGAGCGCGTGGGGCGTCACCTTTTCGAACGGCTTGCCAAGTGTGGACTTGGTGACCTCTGGGTCCATCGCGGTGTTGTTGTAATACTCGTGCAGCGCACGGACTTTCTCGTCGAGCCCTGTGTGCGTTTGTTTGCTGGGGTGAATGACGCGCGAGTACAGCTTCTCCAGGTGGCGGTCTGGGTTCTTGTACGCGTCCCGATTTTTGTCAGCCACCGCAGCGCCCCACGCCTTCGCGATGTCTTGATGTGGCGTCCCGAAGGCACGTAGCACCGGATACAGGGGCACCTGCGTGGTGCCGTACTCCATGTGCAGAAGGCCTTCCTTCTGGTCCATCGCCAGGCGGAAGTTGGCTCCTTTGGACAGATTGAACGCGGCTTCAAGCTCTTCGTTACCGCGGCGGCGTGTGTAGACCCCGGGCTTGGTGCGTATCTGATTTGAGACGCTGTACTCATTACCGTCGAGAATGAACGTATGGCGCGGCGTGAACCAGGGCAGGTGCAGGAGTGTAAAGTCCTTGGCCGTATCGACCACCTTTCCGGTTGCGTCCTTGATGTGTAGGGCGGCGCGCACGCGCTCGTTCAGCGTCTTCCCCTCGAGGATCGCCTGCTTTTGCTCTCTAGAAGAAAAATCCTTGGTATCAATCCTCGGATTGTGGATCTCGATGCTGTAGTTCTTGGTTTGAAGCGGGAATGACGACGAAAGAGCCTCAATCGCCTTACGCCGAATGTTCTCTCGGTGCGTTAGCGAGTCGACAAGAACCGGCGTGAGGGTGTTCGAGGCCATAGTTTCCTTAAAAACAGAGTTTTATTGGTACAAGGAATTCCTGGGGAGTCTCTAGTCGTCGTCAGACGATTTCTTCTTCTTTGTGCTGGGCTTTGGCTTTAGCCAGCACACAGCGATCACGAAGTCGCCCTCCTTGGTCCACGTTTTGTCCTCAAATCGGAGGACTCCGTTCCCCGAGAGGATCTCGTTGATGACGTCTTCGTACTCCGCGCAGTCTCTCGGGAGGTTGAAGCAGCGAATGTGCGTTGTGTACTCGTACGCAACTGCGCCTGGGACCTTCGACGGGTCAGCGCGGCTGTCGACTACGCGGTGCCCTGGGGGAAGCGGCGTTTGAAACGGATTGGAGAGGTCGGGGAGCCCGGAGTTACCCTCCAATGGGACGCGTTGCGCTTGTTCGATCAGCTCTGCAAAGCCGGGTACGTCTTTGCCCATTCTGGTCTCCTGTTAAACGGCCTGCGGGGGCATGGCGCCTCCCGGAGGAGGCATAACGCCTCCCTGCTGTGCGCGGGCTTGCGCGATGGCGTCTTGGTTCTGGGCTGTGTTCATGTCCTCCATGCGCTTGCGCACGACGGAGTACATGACCAGGTCCTCGATCTCGAGCGCGTGCATCTGAGACTGACGCGTGCCCGGATCCAGCCCCATCATCTGCTGAACCATTTGGTCGGCCTGCGCTATGACCGCCTGTTGATCGTAGGCCAGCCCCTGCTGGCCCATCATCTGCTGTGCCTGGACCTGCGCGGCGAGCGTGTTCTGCATCTCCTGCATCTTCTGCTGGAGCTTCTGCTGGTACCTGGCGCTGTCCAGGGCCTCCTGCATGAGCTTCTCGCGCTCCTCGGCTGGGTCGATGTCGAAGGACTCGCCAAGCGTCGCCTTCGAGACCCACGGACCGCTCGGGTCTTGCTGGTTGAGGCTCAGCAACAGGGTCTTCTGCTGCACGTCGTCGATGAACTTGAATGGTGCCAGTTCAACACCGACGGTTTCCCAGCCCAACATCTGGGCGAGGCGGTCCGTGATCCACTGGAGAAGGTCGTTGAGGTCTCCTGTTTGGTGGATGAGCTGGTTCTCGAGGACGCGCAGCTGAATTCCCGAGCCCATAGCACTGAAGCCGCCGTAGATGAACTCCTTGGGCAAGCCCAGTGCCGCGATGATGCTGTCTTCAGCGGCTTGCTGCTCGCCGAGCGTCATGAGGGCACGTGCCTGGCCGCCCAGGTGAGTGACCTCCGCGGGGATCGGAGACCACATGATGTGCAGCGGGTCTCGCCGCCACTTCTTCACGTTGGTCTTCATCTCGCTCGACCACCGCTCAAGCGAGATCGTCATCACCGGGTCAGCGTTGCCCGATGCTTGCTTGGGCGAGACGATGCGCAGCGGGACGACGTAGTCGAGCGCGATTGCTTCG